ACAGGAACTGGAAATGTTGCGACTGCAACAGCAACATTAGATACATATTCTCTTACGGGAGGAACAGTAAAGAGTGTTGCTATTGGATCTGAAGGTAAATTCTATACAAGTGCTCCAACGATAACATTCTCAGCACCTGTTGCTTCTGGTGCAGCTGCAACAGTTGCATTGTCAGGATCTTCAATTGATGCATCATCTATAGCGTTTAGCACTACTGGTAGAGCATATACAACTGCACCTACAGTAGCAATTACAACAGGTACATCGGGATATGGAAATGATCCAGTAACAATAGCAGCAGTTGGTATTGTTACTATTCATCCTATAACAGGTATTGTTACTGCTGTTGGATTTAATTCCACTTCGGATCCATGGGCTACTGGAACAGGAGCAACTATTGGTGTTGGATATACGGTTCCACCTTTACTTACGTTCTCTGGTTCTACTGCACAAGTAAGAGCTACAGGAACAGCAACTATTTCTATTGGCGGAACGGTAACTGCAATTTCTATTGGAAATAGTGGATATGGTTATAAAGATACTCCCACTATAACCATTGAATCTCCGGGTGGAGGAGATGAGGCATTTAGGGCATTAGGTACTTGCCATATGCGATTCACTTCTGTTCAAACTCAAGGAACTTTGGGTATTGGATCAGATATTATTACGGGTATTGGAACAACGAATATTATTGTTGGAGATAGGGTTAGGTTGGCTATTGGTCATAGTGATGTTTATGGTACTGCTCTGACTGGTAACTTTATTCAAACAGGTACTTATGTGTCCTCAATTGGAATTGGTTCAATTTTCATGAGTAAAGTAGCAGTTAATGTTGGTATTGCTACAACAAACTTTGAATTTGGTATTGCTAATTCGGGCATTGTTACTGGTATTGGAGTTACCTATGGTGGTGGTGGATATCTTACTCCACCAACAATATCAATAGGTAATTCGGCTGCTGATAAGAATTATGTTGATGTGGCCCTTGGAATACATACGGCGAAGGGTACTGCAATTATCAGTTCTGCTGGTATAGTTACATCAATTAGAATAGTAGATGCTGGACATGGATATGTACTTGGAACTAGTAGTCCTGCACCTACTATAACACTTTCTTCACCAGACACTTCTAGTAGTGGTGATTATATTCTTAATGAAATTGTTACAGGTTCAAGTAGTGGTGTAACTGCACTTGTTAATAGTTGGGATACTTCAACTTCTATATTAACGGTTAAGATAGTTGATGGATCATTTATAGTTGGAGAAACACTTACTGGATCAGAAAGTGGTGCAACTAGAAAACTTAGAGTTTATAATACAGATGATGTTGTAACTCCTTTTGCAGATAATGATAATATTGAGACAGCAGCAGATGCAATATTAGATTTCTCTGAGGGTAATCCTTTTGGAAATCCATAAATAGAGCTATTAAAAGTGTTGAATAATGTTTGAGTATTTTTATCACGAAATATTAAGAAAAACTATTATTTCTTTTGGTACGTTATTTAATGGGATAACTATCAAGCATACGGATAGTGATGACAATACAACAAGTGTAATCAAAGTACCTCTTGCATATGGTCCTACTCAAAAGTTTTTAGCAAGGCTTGAGCAATCTCCCAATTTGAATAAATCTGTTCAAATGACATTACCAAGAATGTCATTTGAATTTATTGGAATGACATATGACCCCAGTAGAAAAGTAACAACTACTCAAACTTTTCTTGCAGGGAGTAGTGCTGATAAATCGGTAGAGAAAAAGACATATATGCCGGTTCCGTATAATATGCAATTTGAACTTGCTATTATGACAAAATTAAATGATGATGCTTTACAAATGGTGGAGCAGATAGTACCTTATTTTCAACCAGCATATAGTGTAACAGTTGATCTTGTAGAATCACTTGGAGAGAAAAGAGATATTCCTGTGATTTTGGATAATATCACTATGACTGATGATTATGAGGGTGACTTTAGTACTAGAAGAGTATTATTATATACTTTAAGATTTACAGCAAAGACTTATCTGTTTGGTCCCGTATCTACTGCTGGTGGTGATATCATTAAGAAAGTTGCTATTGGATATATTGCTGCAGATTCTTCCGGTGCAGATTCTAGAACTGGAGGAAGAGATCTTACATACTCTGTTACTCCTAGAGCAACGAAGAATTATGATGGAGATATTGCAACTAATCTTACTAATGATATAAGTTTAGCAGATGCTTATATTGAAGTTAATGATGCCACTAATATTCCAGAAAATACATATATTGTAATTGATAATGAAGAGCTGTATGTTGACAAGAAGACTGGAAATAAACTTACAGTTCTCCGAGGACAAGATGGTACTACAGCAGTTGGTCATGTTGCTGGTGCTAATGTTGGTAAGATAACTGCCGCTGATAATGTTCTAATTGAGACTGGAGATGATTTTGGATTTGATGGCAGTTGGGATTAAATTATAATGAAGATGACGAAAAAATTGGATGAAACTTTTAATATTATCCCCACCGAAATTGCGGTAGATGAAAGTGAAGTTGTTGTTGGTGTAGATAGAGAAAAACCAGATAGACTTACTCAAGATGATATTACCAAAGATTATGAATATACAAGGGGTAATTTATATTCTATAATTGAAAAAGGTCAAGAAGCAATTAATGGTATTCTTGAATTAGCACAAGAAAGTGAAATGCCTAGAGCATATGAAGTTGCTGGACAGTTGATTAAGAGTGTTTCTGATGCTACTGATAAGTTAATGGATCTTCAGAAGAAGTTGAAAGATGTTGAAGAAGAAACAAAACAAAAAGGACCATCAACTGTCAATAACGCACTTTTTGTAGGATCTACAGCAGATCTTGCAAAAATTATAAAGTCCGGACTACCTAAAGATAATAAATAAAAAAGGGAGAGAAATCCCAAAGTATTTAAGTTACTCATACCATGTCAAACGACCAGTTACCGTCGATCAATGATTTCACTGAAGATTTAAGTGAATTACCATCAGCGGATGAATTTATAAAAGAAGATTTACCCTCGGTTGAGGAGTTTGTTGAAAAGGAAGAAGAAGATATTGTAGAAGAGACAATAGAAGAACCTGTTGCAGAAGAATCAGGTGACCTTACAGAAGTATTGCGTCTTATTAACGATGTAAGGAAGGATATTCCTGATATTCCTGAAATTAAATGTTATGATGAAGAATTAAAAAAACTTACTGAGTATATTGATCAAGTTCATGATTGTATTCCAGAAGTTCCTGAAGTAAAATATTATGATAAAGAAGTAGAAGCAATATGTGAACAGATTGATACTATAAAGGAAGAAGTAAAAGATCTTCCTGAAGTAAAGTATTATGATGAACAGATTAAAAATATTGAACATAAATTAGATCTCACAAATCAGAATATTGATGAACTTCCCGAACCAAAATATTATGATCAAGAGATAGAAGCAATATGTGAACAAATTGATAAAGTTAAGGCAGATATTCCCACTTTCCCTAAATGGGTTAATGAAGTTAATGAAGTTCCTGATTTTACTTGGATTGGTAAAACCTTTAGTGTAATTGATGATGATTTTATTAAAGTTAATGATCACATATTAGATCTTAAGACTAAGTTTGATTCTGATATTGATATTCTCTCAGAAAGTCTTGATACTAAAGATTTTGAACGTAGAGGAGAAGTTAGTAAAGTAAGAGAAGATCTCAAAGAAACTAAAGATAGGATATATGAGGAATTAAAAGAAACTGCTCTTAAAATTTGGGAACATAAGGATCAATTTAAAGATGATGATAGAAAATTAAAGAAGAGTGTTCTAAGTAAACTGAATGAAGCTAGGCAAAAGATTGAAAAGCAGATTGCAGAATCTTATAATAAAAGTTATGAATCAAATAAAACTCTCAAGACTTATTTTGAAGGATTAAAAGAAGAGATTGCTAATCTTCCTGAACCAAAATATTATGATGATCCTATAAAAGATTTAAAGGAGGGTTTGTCTAAACTGGATGAAAGAGTTGATGGTAAAATTCTTAATATTTCTGAGTTATATAAAATTGTAGGGGAGTTAAAAGAAACCCAACAAGAATTAAAAGAAGTATATAATGATCGCCCCATACAGCCAGACCCATCAGAAAAGCAAGGTAACGATCCTCTTACACCAACAGATCAAAAATTTGCTACATTAAAGGATTTAGCAGCAAATTATCGGTTATTTGTTAATAGAGTTGAACAGCAATTATATACAATTGGTGGTGGTGGTGCTGGATTCATTAAGGATCTTGATGATGTTAGTTTTACTGGCATTACTACAGGATCGA